AGTAAAAATGGTTTGTATTAAACTCGGTGCATCTATATATATTTTTGTTAAATTTGCATTTGTAAAATTAGTACCTGTTAAGTCAGCATCAGTTAAGTTTGCATTGGTTAAGTCCGCGCCTGTAAAGTCCGCCTTAGTTAAGTCCGCGCCGGTTAAGTCTGCATCAGTCAAATTTGCTTCAATTAAATTTGCTCCGTTCATAAATGATTTTTTTAATTTTGCATTTTGCATTTGCACACCTTGTAAAATTATTTCTTGTAAATTCAAATCTTCTAGGTTTGCACGTTTCAATGAAACCACACTTGATAAATCTATTTTAGCCATATCTGTATCAATAATCGCATCTGTCAAATCCGCACCAGTAAAAATGGTTTGTATCAAAGTTGGCGCATTGATATATATTCTGGTTAAATTGGCATTTGTAAAATTAGTACCTATTAAGTCTACATGAGTTAATTTTGCATCAGTTAAGTCTGCGTCGGTGAAGTCTGCGTTCGTCAAGTCTGCGTCTTTTAAATTTGCATTGGCAAAAATAGTATTATGGAGTTTTGCCTTTGTAAATTTTGCACCAGTCAAAACTGCTTTTTTAAAAGAAGTTTTATTATCAAAATCGACATTTTTGAACTCTGCCTTACTTGCTTTTACCAAATCAAAACATACATTTGATGATTTAATGTTGTTTAATTTTGCATCTTTCAAATCTGTATGTATAAAGTCAGCTCCTGATATTTTTGCACCAGTTAAATCAGCACCTTCTAAACTTCCATCTTCAAAATCTACACCTTCTAAATTTGCATCTTTTAAACTAGATTTATCAATTGATGCGCCACCCATCATTGCATTTTTTAAAGTAGCACCAGTAAAATCAATGCCACTAAATGATTCGCCTTCTAAATACATATTTTCCAAATTAATTTTTTCTAGGCGACCAAACAATTCTTTTGTATCTTTAAAGTTCATTTTACTCAAATCGTTACCATCTACTATGGGTGGTATATATTCACGTGTTTTATATCGTGTAGGCATATATATCTACGTGATATTATTTTGCTCTTAATTCCATCAAAAGTGTATCAACTTCTGGCTCAGACCCGCGAACAAAATGCAGCAGTTTTGCCTTTTTTGTTCCCAATAAAACTTTTCTTAACTGGGGATTTTCAAATTTGGCGGTTAATGCATTTCCGCGCTCAACTTTATCCCTACCTCCGTAAAAATCTGGGTCCAAACTGACTTTCTCAAATCCCAGTTCCTTTCTGTATTTTCCCATTTTTCCACCCGCCGCCTTTGCTTTTTTAACATCATTGCAAAATTCACTTTCCGAATCAAGAGAAAACATAGCATAAAAATCGGGAAACCCCTTCTTGAATTTGGATGCCTGGTAATAATGCTCCACGGTTTGCCACTGTTTTCCGTCAAACGTGAATGGTGCAACATACTCATCATCGAGCATTCGACGCCAATTGGTTATAATCTGGAGGTCTGTAAATTGAAGTAAATCCTGCTTTCCTATCTTCTCTCCGGAACCAGTGCCGGGCGGTTTCTTGTCCGCCGACTTTTCGTAAAACATGAAATGGATATCATCGTCGTATAAATCACTTGGCTCATCGGCCGATTCAGTTCCATACGGACTGATGCCAAATTTTTCTTGAAATCGGCGGAAATCAGTGATTTCATGAAAAGTTCCGGCATTTCTCTCAACGCATTTATTCACAATGAGTGCTTTAATATGGTATGGAATTTCGGAAAACTCCAGTATTTTCTTTTCCTTATACGAAATTAGGTCATAGTGATTTCCAGTATACGATGTCATTATATAGTGGTCTGGTTCTTGAATTAGTGGTTTTACTCCCGTTGCACATTTCATAACTGCGTCTTCCGAACCATTGTCGAAACTTTCTTTGGATAACATAATCATTTTAATATTGAGCTTTTGTTCAATTTCCTCAATGGCAATTTCGTCCGCCCAGTATCTAGATGTTTTTACGGCTTTTTTCATTTCTTCCAAAGATTTAACACCCTCCATGAAACGAAACTGATTATAATAATCAACGGATTCAATGGATTCGATTTTTTTTGAAAGCTCTTTTTTGTCTTCGGATGATGATTTTACGGCATCCAGTATTTTTTCTTTTTCAGATTTATCGGCGACTTTATCGAATCGTTTTTTATATTCTTTTATTTTTTCGGAAATTTTAGAAATATTGGTTTGGTTTCCGTCAATTTCCGCCTTGATTGCTACTTGCAAAGACGAATAAAGGTCAAATGTTTCCTGGGTTAGCGATTCGGCAACAATCTCTCTTAAAGTATCGACTGTGATTTTCTTACCAATTTGGCGGAATGCTTCGACAATCACTGTGAAAAAACAGTCTCCATCTGGGGATACATTGTGTACGCGGTATTCGCCATTTTTCATGAACTTCTGAACCCAATTTGAATTGGCCGATTTGTTTATAAGTTTATCTGCATCAGCTTTTGTTTCGGTTGGAAGCAACTCGGGAATATCCGCATTTCCAATCTTTTCAAAAAAACCTTTTGATTCTTTTTTCTCTTGTTCTTTGATGGATAAATTGTCTTTTTGTTTCATGGAAAAAACGTCTTCTTCATCTTTATCTTTTTCTTCTTTTCCTTCATCCCCCTCCTTTCCTTCATCCCCCTCCTTTCCTTCATCCCGATGTTTTGGTAAAGGCATTGTGTAAAATTTGGGGTCCGATTTGGATAGTTCCAGGAAATCCTTGTTGACAAAACTATACAATAATAACTCGTTTCCGTCTTTTGCATAACTCTCTACATCAATGGCATCATCTTCATCTGTATACTTGGATATTTCTTTTGACTCCATTTCAATAACGCCAATCTGCGATTTGACAGCATTTTGCGCCATTAAATAGACTGGATAATACAAAATGTTTTTTTCAGTATATGTGTATTTTATTTTTCCAAATGCAATTGCAACGTCTTTATTGTCTATTTTGGTTTCATATATGAATGACTCATAGTCTTTGTCTTCATCATCAATCGTTTTGATTTCTTTGTATTTAATTTCGGGTTTAATCTTTGAATGAACCATTTATATACTAAACAAATAAATCTTATATGGATTTTATAAAATATATGGATTTTATAAAAAATGTTTTTTATAAAAAATGTTTTTATGAATTTACTTACCAATCAAATCCATATACTTGAACTTGGTTCGGCTGGATAATCCAGGTTTCTTTTCAGGCGAAGCCAGCTTCTCAAATATGGGTCGGAACTGCTCCTTGAGCTCTTTGCTAAAATGACTAAATACAATAACTATAGTTTCACTAATTTCTTCCACCTCCTTTTGTTTCTCTGCATTCTCAACAATTTCTAAAATGTGTGCCAACAAATCTTCGGTAATCTTAAACAAATTACTTTGCTGGAAACTTTCATACGCACCAGTCTTTGCAATGTCGCAAAGTAGGTTTGTGATATTTTTACGAGTATTGTTATTCGCAGAAAATTCGCAAAACGCATCGTAATCAATATTCTGGTCAACATCCACAATGTTTTGCATTGTTGTTAAATATGCGGCTAATCGTGCTTCAAAGAACTCATTGAATTCGGATGCATATTTATTACAAAGTCGTGTGAGCACCCTTGCATAAATCTTGGAAAACATCTTATTGGAAGTGCAAATTTTGTAAACTGTGTCAAATACCTGTTGCATCTTGTCAGTAATCTCACAATCGTCGCCAAAATCAATCGCTTCCCGTATCTCCTCAATTTTGGAAATAATCAATTCAATCATATCTTCGCAATTCTCTTCCTTGATTTTGTTCAAAGATACGCGGATTTCATTTATCTTATCCTGTGTCTCATCCGATTGTCCAAAAACGGTGGCCTTAAATACAGGTCGTTTCCACTCATCTTTGGACTCCTTCGGTTTCTTGTAAGTTCTCTCGCGAACCTCCTTCTCTTTTGGCTTTTTATGTTGGTGTGCGGTTGTTACTGGTGTTGTATTGTATTGATTAATATAAGTGTTTGGCGTTTTTTCCACGTAACCAACCAGTCTACAAAGTGCCCGTATCGAACTTAGAACGGGTTCGGGTAAATCGCACTTTCCAATTTTTTCAAACTCTGTTAAACTGTAGGCCATTGTGTATATTATTGTGTTTATATTTATATCATTTTATTTCATTTTTATTTTCAATTTTACAAACTATCTAAAACGACTTAAATACAAAATTGATACTATAATAAATAAAAAAAATGACCGAAGAATATGATAAAACCAAAATAATTACAGGATGGGAGGATTGTGTAAAGAATCATAATTTATTGCGAGGCATTTTTGCATATGGTTTTGAGAACCCGAGTCCAATCCAGGCAAAAGCCATTTATCCAATGACTTGCAAACGAGACATTATTGCACAGGCGCAATCTGGAACTGGCAAAACCGGTGCATTTACAATTGGTTCACTCTCTTTGATAGACCCAGATGTAAACAAGACCCAGGCAATTTTGTTGGCTCCCACACATGAGTTGGCCAGTCAAACCACGGTGGTTTGTGCTTCAATTAGTTCTCATATGAATGTATGTGTGAAAAAATTCGTAGGTGGAACTCCTGTAATGGATGACCGCAAATCAATTGAAGAACAAAATCCGCATGTGGTCATCGGATGTCCAGGTCGCATTTTTGATTTAATTCGAAGGGGCTACTTAGATGTAAGAAGTGTAAAAATTTTTGTTGTTGACGAGGCCGACGAAATGTTGTCAAAAGGGTTTCAGGAACAAATCCAAAGTATCTTTCAGTGGCTTCCCAATGATGTCCAGGTGGGTATTTTCAGTGCAACTTTGACACGGGAAGTGATGGAACTGACACCCAAGTTTATGCGCGACCCGGTGGAAATAACGATGACGGCGGATAAACTGACTTTGGAAGGCATTCGACAATATTACATTGCGTGTGATTATGACGACGACAAATTTGATTCGTTGAAGAAGTTGTTTAGGCTCATTAGTGTGAACCAGTGTATTATTTACTGCAACAGTGTGAATCGTGTTTCGCAGTTATGTCAAGCGATGCATGCAGAAGGATTTGCCGTGGATTGCATTCACCGAAATATGAGTAAAGTGGAGCGTGAAGAAGCCTTTCGCAGCTTTAGAAGTGGTCAGACGCGATTTCTGGTTTCGTCCAACATAACCGCTCGTGGCATTGATGTTCAGCAGGTGAGTGTTGTCATTAATTTCGACATTACGCCGGACCCACATACCTATTTGCACAGAATTGGGCGAAGTGGTCGTTGGGGACGAAAAGGAACTGCCATCAATTTCATTACACAGCGAGATACGCGAATTATGCGAGACATTGAGAATTATTATAGAATTCGAATTGACCCGTTGCCGGAGAATGTTATCCTATAAGGGGGGCGTAGCCCCCCTTTGACCACCTATCTCTATGTTACGTTTAAAAATATCATATCACTTCTATGATATTTTTATAAATGGATAAAGATGATGTAATTAACAAGAATGATTCTGATAAAGGAATAAGCGGAGCGACAAAAAGCGAATCAAAAACAAAGTTTATTCTACCAATCGAGTATTTAGACGAAAATGTTGTCCATCCATTGTCTGAAGTAGTTGCATCTGATTTGGAACTGGTTTCCGCCACTGCTTCCGACCCTATGTATGAGACCTTATTAAAACCCAAACACCAGTTCGCCAAAGATATGATTCACAATTGGAAAAAATCATTCACAAGTGACACTGAATTCTTAAAACAAACCCAGCAAGTTATTTCGAGTTCTGAACCATCAACTAATCTGGTTGATTGCGGTGCAATTTCATCTGTGTTAAAAGATATTTACGAAACCCCCGCTTTCCATGACCGATATAGTTACATTGATATCGACAAATTCCATTTCATCAATAGTTCCTCCAAATTCTTGGGATTCTGGACAATAATTAATTTGTTGTCGCCCATTTTCTCTATCATTCTCCCGCTGATTTTGATTATTGCACCCTTCGTTTTATTGAAAATTCAGCGTG